GTCGTTTGCTTGTAATCGCCTTCTGCGATATCCCAGATATTTACGAACGCTCCGCCGGTAGTGTCCGCGACACCCACCGGAGCAGTCGTGCCTAGCGGCATAGACACCGCTGTGCCTTTCTGCGGCCAAGGCAGGCAAGAGGTGAAGTAGTCGTGCCTTTTGCCACGCTTCAACGGAGCATCGGCGAAACCAACTTCCGCGTTGGTATCGGTGCCGTCATCGACCGGCACCGTCACCGAGTCCTGAAGGTTCTGATCCCTGAACCATTCATTCCAGATCAACCGATACGCCCGAAAGGGCAATGCAGACATTTGCCCATCGTCCGCAATAAGATTCAACGGTAGACCCATGTAGTCGGCAAGATCGCCGACAGCGAGCGCACCCGAGCCCGCGCAGAGAGGAATTGTGTAATCAATCGTGTCATCCGGGTCCGCCTGGCTACCGTGGAACTTTTCAAAATTGGTCCACACCAGACGGTAAGGAACGAAGAAGAAGAACGACTCAAGGTACAAGTTGTCCATGATCGGATGCAGAGGCGTTGCCAACCGAGCGAAGAACGACATATTCACATTGAACGAGTCGCCGGGAATGATGTCATCCACCAGCACCGGAATCAGATAGTCCGCATCGAATGTGGTTTTCAAACCGTGCGAACGATCGAACGTAGACCGCGGGATATTTGCCTGCGGTACCTGGCTGAACTGATGCTGCATGACGGAACGCATTACACACTACCTCCGGGATTTGCGGACACGTCCACGCCATTCTTTTTAGCGAACGCATCCAATTGACCGCGCTGAATCTGCCTAGCTTGCGCGACGAGCTCCAACGCCGTCGCGAGACATTCCCGATCCTCGGGAATCAACTGTCCTTTGTTGTCATCGAAAATACCGACACGCCAGAGAGAATAGTCCTCAGGGTGTTTACCGATTTCGTGATCGGCGTCACAAGAAATATCCTTGAACGCCCGGGTAGCCTGCCCATCGGCAGGCATGAAGAACGGCCGCTGATAAATCCCGCTGGCCGAATCGAAGATTGAATATGCATTCATTTTCATACTGGCTTTCCTCCAATGATTTTTCGAATTTGATCGCACGTAAGTGGACCCTTTTTTTGTTGCTCGTACAACTTCCTTTCCAGAACGCGAGGCAGTAACACTTCCCTCGCTTCGTAAATCTTTTTTCGCTTTGCTCTCATAACTCCCTCCGTTTCATTTTTTCTTTCGCTTTCGCGACTTTATATTTTGACATCAGCATTTGCGGCGTGAAGTCTGCTTTGTGGTTTGCAATGAAGCTTTGCCGTAGCTGTTTAACCAACTGATGTGTTCCTGGGTCGCTGCTTTCGAGAATTGTTTCATAGTAGCGCGGGACTTTTCGGACGATCCCTTTTCCGGGTACTGGAACCTCATCGCTTGGGAAAACATCTTTGCTGAATTTTTCATACCACTTTGCACCTATACCTGGCTTAAGACTCATCGTCACGTATTCAGGTTTGACCCACACAGCGACTCCGTCCGAGTCGCTTCGCAAGTAGTGATCCGCTGCCCGCGCACCGGTAACTTTTTTAAGACAGTAACCCGCAGTATAGGCCGCCGTTTGAAAATTGAGTTCGGCCACAGTTGAGAATCCGTAAGGCCATAGCTTTTCAAGCGTTGGCGAAGAATACACAGTGAATCCGTTGTCGTTTTTGTAAACGATCCGGTCTCCGAACGACACGTTGAACATGCACGCATGGTAGTGCGGTCGCAAGTTTTGGTCGCCGTATTCTCCACAGTGAAAGTAACGAATCCGCTGTTCGAAATGCTTTCGACAGCGCTTGAGAAATTTTTGGAAATGAGTGACGTCCAAGGAGAGGTCGTCCGGGACGTAATAACCTTTTCGCAGTTGCTTTGCGTCGCACTCGGACTTGTCTCGGTAAGTGAGAGTAACGAAACAATTCCCGTGAGCGTCCGAATGCATTGCTCCCTCGTGCACGATTCTGATTGCCCACATGAGACGGCGATCAAGACGGCACCCAAGACACTGACCACAAGCCACTTCCATGACCGAGTCAGTGTGCTGCGATCTTTTGAAAACGAGTTTTCCACTAGGCTGTTCTCGAAAGCCTTTGAGCGGCGAATAGCACGGCAAGACTACAACCGGATGCCGCCCCGCATCGGGCGCGGACTGATATTTTTCCAGTGAGTTTTTGACGCGCCTTTAGCGAACATACGCTTCGAACGCTTACGGCCGAGTTTTTGACGAAATTTCATTGAGTCACTTCCTGTTCATAGGCGAATCCGCAGAGCTCTGCGAAGTACCGCGACTGGCTCGAAATGTCCTGCGGGACGTTGACCAGATCGACGAAAGAGCTCTGGCCGTCGGTCCCGCAGCGCAATGACGTCGCCGAACAGCCAGAGAACACAACCAACGTGAGGAGGAGAACGATTTTCATGACAGGTCGAATTTACAGACCTGTTTTTTTTTTTGCAAGGTGCCACCTTAATAATTTACCGAATGCATGGTTTAGGAGAAAAGGTGTCACCTAGCCAGTTCCCATCAAGTAGAGGGAACTGGAGACGGCCGAAACGGCCGTTTTATTTGAGGCGTACCGCCTTTTTGGGCTCCCCTGTAGGGGGGTAGCCCTTAGAACGAGAAAGGGCGCGAACCGCGCCCTTGTTTAGAATTTCAGCCCCTTCGGGGCTGTACCGCCGCGTTGACTCTATGAGTCAGTTTTTTCAACAGCCTTAGACGCTCCTGCATCGCTGCGCTCATCGGAGCTCGAGGCTGTAGTTTTGGCAGGGAGAACCACTGCTTTTTCCGCGGGCGGAGTTTTTCCCGAGACGTCTATGAGCTGACGTCCGGGAGCTGCCAGGCCTGGCAGCTTTTTGAGTAGATCGTCCTTGTTGGCGGGATCATTGACGTATGCGAAGAACGCCGCCGGAGAGTTCGAGAATTCCCGCCTTATTTCGGACGGTAGTGAATCGAACATTGCTCGCCCTTCGGCGAGCTTGTTTTGGACGCTGAAGAAGTCGAAGTCTGAGAAATCGCCGTAGCGTCCTTGATACTTTGTGAGATGTGAAATCGTACCGGTCCGTTGGGCCCGTTGAAGGATTTTATTGATATCTGTCTCGTCCTTGAACGCCTGTTTTGTTCTGCCATCGTTGTACTCCAGAGGCGGCACCAGAGCGAGGAGCTCCGCCCTCGACTCGCCGCCTTTTGCCAGACTGCTTATTTTCATGCTCATGGGACTGCCTTCCTGATTTTTAGGTGGCCTTCGCCACCGCGTTTGAAACGTGGATTAAGTTCCCAGATCGACTGACCGACTTCGGTCAGAGTCGTCAGAAACTTATAGGTGATTGAACCTTCTTTGTACATCGCATTCAGCGTACGGAGGTATTCGTTGCGGTTGAACACGTCGAGATCCATTTGCCGCAACTGGCGGTCAAGCTCGGAGATCTCGTTGTGGATTAACTGACCCGAGGTCTGAGCGCGCATGTACCCGCGCGCCGTGGTCAAGTTTTCTATTTCTTCCTGAATTTTTTCGGCCTGCTGCGTGATGAGAAATTCCTGCCCGGCCGTGAGACTGGTTTCCGCTTTTTTCTTCCACGTGTCGGCCTCGATATTTTCCAGTTGAGCCTTCACAAGACGGCTTTGATTCACCGCTACCGCTGAGTTCGCTACTTTGGCTGCCGCCTCGACGCCCGCACCTCCGACGTTTTGGTGAGTCATCATCGCGCCTGCCGGCGTCGACGCATCATATTTGCCGGCGAGAATAGGATTCAGACCGCCGGCCTTAAGATCAAGCATCCGACGCTGTACTGCCGTATTGCTCATCCTTTCCTGAAACGCCATATTTTCACGAGCCATCGCAAGATTCGCGCGATTCGCGTCACGCTGACCTGATGCACCGAACATGCCTCCAATCAGAGAAGCACCGATACTGCCCAAGACCGGATCAATCGGCACTAGAATCTATCCAAGTTACCCGGCACACCGTACAACGGCATCGGCCTGGCGCATTTCATGCTGAAGAAGAAGTCCGCAACAATGTGCGGTTCCGTCGGCACACCGAGAGCCCGATCAAGAGGCGTACCCGTGTTCGACGTGATGAAGGTATTGCCAAGAGTCGGAAGCGTTGCGAAATCCTCCGAGAGGTTCCACGCCGCAAGAGTGCCCGAAGCGTCAGGACGCATGAGTGCCGAGAGTCTCGACGGCTTGTACCGATACTCTGCATAGCGTTCCTGATAACCGAACACGTCATCGTCAGGGACCGCTGTACCCGTCAACCATATTTCTTTGTTGGTGACGGATTGCTCGCCGATGTTCGCCAGCACCGGATAGTAGAAATCGTAGCGCGTTTGCTTGGACCAATACCGCTCGATGCCTTGCGAATAGGTGATATCCGATCGCACGTTTACGAGCCCGATAAGAACGCCATGCTCGACAAAAGACTTGGTAAAGCCATGAGTACCAGAAACAGTACCGTAAGCACCCAACAGACCCAGTTGATCGTCCGCGGCTGGCGTAGCCTGTCCCGAAGTCTGCGGAACCTGGCTGACATTGATGAGCGAAGAACCGCCGCCCAAGAACTCTGGACGCTGGAGACGAAAGTCCGGAGAGATAACGCCGTAATGCGCACGAAGCATTTCCACATAGCGAGTGCCTGAGCGAGCGTCCCGCTCGAGCAGGCGCTGAGTTTGAAACGCAAGACGAATGTCATTGATAGTTGGCGCCAACGCATTCGAGAGATCGGCCACCATGTCTTGTCCATCACTACTATCCGTGTTGGTGACTATCCACCGCGCCGTGTCGGTCGAGGTCGTTTGCTTGTAATCGCCTTCTGCGATATCCCAGATATTTACGAACGCTCCGCCGGTAGTGTCCGCGACACCCACCGGAGCAGTCGTGCCTAGCGGCATAGACACCGCTGTGCCTTTCT